CTTACGGGCACTCTGGGTGGGTTGGCAACAACCTACTCTTAGCCAAATCCTACACAAGGAGGTGACGCAATGTCGAGACGACGCACAAAAGGGTCTTCAACCATCCCAATGCAATCAGTTAACGAGTTTGCCGGTGTTTACACAACCGAGTATTCTCCAACAGGTTACTACTATAGTAGGAACCTATTCGCTTCTTGCAATGATGGCTGGGCCGAAGTGTGTTATGATGATGTCAATCCCTTATTCATGAGAGGTAAGAAATCTAGAAACCCGTTCAAAAACCGGGATCTATATTCTCCTCGATTTTTAGCTTTGCTAAAAAGTCGTGATACAGGATGTGACTTCACCCATTATCGAGTCGATAGTTGGTCTGGTCGTAAGGGGTACGGTATTTATCGCACTTCCTTAGGGGGACAAACCTACGAGTATATCGGAGGTTTCTATCCCGTGTGGCCTGCTGTAATGTATGCAGGCGGTTACACATGGGACCCCATCGCGATCAGAACACCAGAGAAACCAGGGACTCTCTTTGTTGAGAGTAACTGGTCTGGTGCGTCTGAAGGACCGCGGCTTTGGAATAAAACAAAGCCTAAGCTGTCTACTGCTGACCTTGGAGTGGCCCTCGGAGAGATCCGGGAAGCCCTTCCTATGGTCAAAAAGACAGCCTCCTTCTTCAGAGATGCTTTTTTGTCTCTGATAGGTCGTAAATCCTTTGGTTATGCCTCTATGGGCAAAACTTTAGGAGACCAATGGTTGAACACCCAATTTGGGTGGAAACCATTCTTGTCAGATCTCAAGGACATGTGTTACACTGCCTTGAATGCCAACGCAAAGCTGAATAAGCTTTATGCTGGAAATGACAAGTGGAGGAGGAGACGGTCCAAGGTAGAATCCGAAATACTGTACACTACTGGCGATTTGCTGAATAATGGCGGAAGGATGTCTTATACTCCTAACGCTGTATCAGTAGGTCGCGCATTAGGTTCAGGAAAGAGCTATATATCTTGTTGTATAAAACAAGATACATGGCTCACGGGCGCTTGGAAATACTTTATACCAGAATTCTCTTCGCCTGACGGCGGAGTAGAGACAGTCTTAAATTATTTAAGACTTTATGGTATATGGGTATCTCCTTTGCTCATTTGGAATCTTACTCCTTGGTCGTGGTTAGCTGATTGGGTCGGCAATATTGGCGATAATATCGCTAATTATACTGCCGCTTCACAGCAAAACCTTGTAGGTAGGTATACCTACATCATGCGTACTACGGAGGCTGTGTTTACAAATAACAGCCAGGTAGCAGTTACCGATGGTACTGCAACCGGTATGCGTATGATGCCCTTGTCGTGGGAGATGAAATATACTCTCCAGACAAGGCGGCATGCTAGTCCTTTTGGCTTTACCCTTGATTGGCCCGATCTTTCGGCCTATCAAGTGTCTATCCTTAGTGCCCTTGGTTTGTCTAGGCACTAAGGCAACTCGTTATTGGTTCTGGACGGCTATAGACGTGATGAATCTATAGTTGAACCATTAGCACAACCATCAATACTTATGAGGTTTACCATGGCTTTTACCGATCCACAAACAATTACTGTAGCAACCGTCGCCAAGACACTGAATCTTATCGAAAGTGATAAGTCAAAATCAGTGTACACTACCGCTGATGATGAATATAAATTCACCATCTCGCATCAACAGTCCGGAAAACGGACGCGCCGTATGATCAGAGTTGATCGTACAGCTGTTGCTGCAGATCCGCTGAGTGCAATAAATGCATCAGTGAATCTCGGCATATATGTTGTTATCGATGAACCGCCTTTTGGGTTCAGTGATACCAGCATTTGGGACGTTGTAGCTGCGCTTTCTGCGTGGCTAACAAACGCAAATGTAACGAAGGTACTGTCTTCACAGCACTAGAGTTACACCGTATGTCTCGTAATTGGACCAACGGATCCTTCGGGATCCGTCGGTACTTGTCATGGCTGGATGCCCACCTCGTATATACGGAGGAAGCATGAAAAGCCACGAAAGAAACCAATATGAGCTGGCGAGGCGAATATACATTGACGCCGTCGCTAGGTGTGTTGCCGTACAACCCGCTTTACGTGACTTATGTACTATCAAGTCACGGATCGAAGGTGAAGGATTATCGTTTTTAACGATAACTCTCCCAGCCTTCTGTAAAGACTTCGAAAGAAGTCTAGCAGATGGCATGATTGACTCAACAGCTTTCCGTTCATTCAAGAAAGTTGGAGCAATCCCTGCATTTTTGCAAGGTATGCTCAGTCGTGTCTTCGATCGGGAAACAGGGAGGATTATTAATGAAGAAAACCTCGATGTTTCTTGTGTTGGAGCAATTAGACAAATTACTAATTGTTTCAAAAAACTTGAAACAGAATGCAGCCCGAAAAGGGTTGCAGCTGCACTTGGTAGCTTCGTTGCTATTGAGCGCGACCTTTCTATGTCCCAAATTCCAGATAAAGAAATCTCTGAATTTTTGGAGGTTTCTACATGTTTGTGGTTTGATTTGCGTAATATTGATTACGCGAACCTTATACCCAAACATGGACCTGGAGCCGTTGCTGAAAGTATTAGAGGAAACTCTAAGTATTCTTGGCAGCATTGGCACAGTAGGCTCGAACCTTACTTTCCTTTGCTAGATACTGCTTATGTTTTAAGCGCGTATGGATCAAAGGAGTTCGAGGAAGTTACCATTGTGACAGAGGAACAAGAGCAACCCGTAAGAGTTGTTACTGTTCCAAAGACCATGAAAGGACCCAGAATTATAGCTATAGAGCCGTGCTGCATGCAGTACGCTCAACAGTCTATTAAGGAACAGTTGTATACGTTCCTTGAGGACTACTATCTTACTCGTGGTCATGTAAATTTTACTGATCAGAGTATCAATAGGGGTATAGCTATAAAAGCTTCTCAGGATCGTTCAATGGCAACATTGGATCTTTCTGAGGCTAGTGACCGTGTTTACGGCCATTTAGCGATCAGCATGTTTAATAGCAATCCTGATTTACAGGGTGCAATTATGGCATGTCGATCTAGGTATGCAGAAATGCCTGATGGAACCAAAGTGGGACCATTAGTCAAATTTGCGTCCATGGGTAGTGCTCTGTGCTTCCCTATCGAGTCTATGTACTTTTACACTATATGTGTAATGGCTCGACTGAGGTTGCACGACCTTCCTGTGACATCAAAGAACATCTTTATGATGTCCAGAGATGTGTATGTCTATGGGGACGATATCATTGTTCCCACGGACGAGGCAACTACTATTGCTGATTACCTACAAAAGTATCACTGTAAGGTAAACATGTCAAAGTCTTTCTGGAGTGGTAAATTCAGAGAGTCTTGTGGCATGGATGCATATTCTGGTACGGAGGTTACACCAACGTACATAAGAAAACTGCATCCGCGCAATAGGCAGCAAGCCTCTGAGATTGTTTCCTGGGTCAAAACCGCACAGCTTTTCGAAGAAAAAGGCTATGTGGAGACTGCTGAATACATGTTTGATACATGTCAGCGCATATTAGGGATATTCCCTGATGTGCCTAAAAACAATCCTGGGCTTGGACGCATCCGATCTTGTGTTTCTGGACGTACAAGATACAACCAGAAGCTACAGCGCCAAGAAGTAATGGCGTGGGTAGCGGCACCAGCATATCATGATGATATGCTGAACGGATACGGTGCTCTCACAAAGTGTTTACTACTTATGGGGCGGAAGAATCAAGAATGTAATATTCTTGAACCTTCTCCTATAGATGTTAAACATTTAGAGAGATCTGCACGGCACGGCGTCGTTACACTAAAACGCCGATGGGTTGCAGCCCGTTAAAGCTGCAGGGGCCTTAGGGCCAGAAAGGGCTAACCATGTAACTTGGTTAGGGAATGTATAAATGAGGTCACCCCTTTCCTTATAGGGGGATTTAGATTTCATTCTACATTTCTTAAAAAGAGCTTACACGC